AAAGGCGGTGCCCGCACCAAGGTGCTGGAGGGCCTGTTCAACAGGGCCCTGATTACCCGCGACAGCACCGACTGGTTCGTCGCCGCCGAGGGCTACGACGCCCTGGGGCGCGCCCGCCCCACCCCGGCCACCCTTCACCCCGACCCCGAGGTCGAGGCCGCCGTGTCGGCCGCAGAGGCCAACTGGGCGCAAGAAAAACAAGAGGCGGCCAAGCGACTGCTCAAGGTCGGCGTCGAAGGCAAGCCCCGCACCCGCGAGAACAGCAAGCAGGCCACGGTGATCCAGATGCTGCAACGCCCGGAAGGGGCCACCATCAACCAGATCTGCACGGCCACCGGCTGGCAGGCGCACACGGTGCGCGGCACCTTTGCCGGGGCGTTCAAGAAGAAACTCGGGCTCACCATCACCTCGGAAAAGCCCGAGGGCGGCGAGCGCATCTACCGCATCGCGTGACAGGAGGATGCCCAGATGCTGAAACTCATCACCATCCTCGAAAGCCTCAAGGCCGAACCGCGTCGCCTCACCGACGAGGAGAACCTGTACCTCGATCAGATCGGCCACGAGTTGCGCCAGGCAGAAAGCGACGCAGCCCGTTGGCGCATACTCGAACGCGAAGGGCTCAGTCGTCTCGATGGCTTCGACTTTAGCGAAGACGTGCTCGTCCGGCTCAACGCGGTGCGCCGGGCGGGGATGCACTAAATAGCTTGGCTTTCTTGCCGAACAGCGCGTTCATATGACTGTCATCAACGCCACCAGGAGCAACCACCATGACCACCGATGCCACCCACCACGCCAGACCCCTCCGGGTTCGCTTCACACGCAAGCCCGTCGACCTGAAGGAGGTGCTGGCGGCCACGCCCTACGACGAGCGCCCCGAGCCGGTGGTGATCAGCGAAACCCGCGAATTGACCGCCGCCGAGTACGATGTATTCGCCGGCACGCTGCTGCAGGATCGGGACTGGCTCGCCGGCAAGGGCGGGTACCCCGACCAAGCCACTCGGCACGTCGTCGAAGTCAAGGCCGAGAATCGCAAGACCCTGTACGTCGACCCCTCGGGCAGCGCCTACGGGCGTTACGTTGGAATTGCCGTCGAAGCCTGAAAAATGATTCAGAAAGCGCTTGGCTTCTCAATCGAACAGCGCGTTCATACGGGTGTCGCAACGATCAACCCGAAGGAGAAAACGATGACCACCACCAAGCAAATCCCCGCCACCCAAAACGAAGCCTGGGGCTTTTTTGGCACGATGAACGACGACGCCCAAGCCGCCTGGCCGATCGCGATGACCGCGATTTCGGATGCCACCTACCAGCCTCTCGAGTCGGTTAGGTTGTTCCTCGACAGCCGCCACGGACGCCACTTTGCAGATGACGTCCTCAACGAGATGCTGCGGGGCCACACGATCCAGCATGCCATCAATGCCGCCGTGACGCGGTGGATGGGCTGGACGATTGGCCGCCAGACCAGCAAGGACTACGGCATCCCCAAGGGACTGCCTTACCTCACCGGGTTCGTGATTCACTGCGAAGTGACCGACGAGTGCTTCGAAGCCCAAGCAGCCTGAGGAGATCATCATGGCCGCCGTCGTTACCACCCCGCAACTCGAAGCCAACTACGACAATTTCATCACCGAACTGACAAAGCTCAGCCGCAAGTACGGCGTGGCGATCCAGTCAGTCGGCGGTGTCATCCTCGCCGACAACCCCAGCGAGTTCCGCGACGTCACCTACGTGGCCGACATCACCAGCGGCGACTTGCTGCCCGAGTTCCCCTCTGCCTGAGAGAGCATCGAACGCCTCGCCATCCGATTGGCGCGTAGCCCGTGCCCCGGCATAATCCTGCCAGCGTCGCACGATCACATCGACGTACTTCGGATCCAGTTCGATCAGCCGCGCCTTGCGGCCAGACTTGTGGGCGGCGATCATCGTCGTGCCCGACCCACCGAAGGGATCCAGCACAACATCGCCCGGGCGACTCGAATTGCGGATCGCCCGTTCCACCAGTTCCACCGGCTTCATGGTCGGGTGCAGATCGTTCTTCTGCGGTTTCTTGATCTGCCAGACATCGCCCTGGTCACGGTCCCCGCACCAGTGGCGGTCAGCCCCCTCGGGCCAGCCATAGAGGATTGGCTCATACTGGCGCTGGTAGTCAGCGCGCCCCAGGGTAAAGGTGTTTTTGGCCCAGATGACGAAGGTGGACCAGTGACCACCGGCCGCACGGAACGCCGCCTGCAGTCTGTCCAGTTCGCTGGATGACATGGCCACGTAGATGCCGCCCTGGCAATGCGCCACGGTCGGCGTCAATGCCGCCAGCAGGAAATCGTAGAACCCGTCGCCCAGGTTGTCGTTAAGGATTGCGCGGTCCTTGCCGCGCATCTTGTCTTTGGCCGAGTTGGCGTAATTGACGTTGTACGGCGGATCGGTGAAGACCATGTCGGCGATCTCGTCGCCGAGCACCGTCGCGTAGGCATCCGGGTCAGTGGCATCGCCACAGATCACCCGATGCTCACCACAGATCCAGATAACGCCCGGGCGTGATACGACGGTGCCGGAGTCGTTCGGAACCACATCCTCGTCGGTGTCACCCTCGGTGGTTGTTTCCTCGCCGGCCAGCAGATCAGCCAGGGCATCGGCGTCGAACCCGGTCAAGGCCAGATCGAATTGATCGTCCTGCAGCGCGGCTAGTTCGACCTGCAGCATGGCTTCGTCCCAGCCAGCGTTCTCGGCAATGCGGTTGTCCGCGATGACCAGGGCGCGACGCTGGGTCGGTGTCAGGTGGTCAAGCACCACGACCGGCACCATCGCCAGTCCGAGTTTCAGGGCAGCTGCCAGGCGGCCGTGACCGGCAACGATGACACCATCGCTTCCGGCCAGGATCGGGTTGGTGAAACCGAACTCGGCGATCGAGGCCGCGATCTGTGCGATCTGGGCATCCGAGTGCGTGCGCGAGTTGCGGGCATAAGGCACCAGCTTGGCCGTTGGCCATTGCTCGATCTTGTCGGCGAGCCAGGAGATGGTCATACCGCACCTCCCAAGCGCTCGCTGGCCACCGCCGCGAAGGTCTGTCCGGTCGCCGCCAGCGTCACTGGCACCTCCGGAAAGTTCTGCTGGAAGCGCTTTACCGCGACATCCACGTACTCCGGGGCAATCTCGGTGGCGCGCACCTTTCTGCCGGTGCGCTCGGCGGACAGCAGGGTCGTGCCCGAGCCGCAGAAGGGTTCGAAGACGAGTTCGCCGGCATCGGTGTAGGACTCCAGGACGAACTGGGGCAGCGCCACCGGGAACACGGCCGGGTGGTCGATGTCCTGACCGATCTTGCCCTTGTGCCGCATGATGCGGATGACGGAATCCGGGATCTTGGTCTCCTGCGTCACCTGGCCGACGTGGTTCCAGGCTGTCTTGCTGCCATCCTTGTTGCGCATGCCGCCGGCACTGGTGCCGTCGCCGCGCAGATGGGTGTCACGCCCGGCATAGATGCAGGGCACGAACTTGTTCGGGCGCCGCGCCTCGGAGTCCTTCCGGTTGAAGTGGAAGACGAACTCGAAGGACGGGGCCAGCCGACCGTTCCAGTCGCCGGGCAACCCCGGCCCCTGATCCCAGACATACCAGGCGAAGCGCCGCCAGCCCTGGGTGCGCATCCAGGCGAGCCAGCCGTCCCAGTAGGGAATGACCTCCTGCTCGCGGTGGATGAGGCCGAGATTGACCAGCACCTGGCCGTTCAGGGCCACGGGTAGGTTGGCGAAGACACCCCGCATCAGGGCGTCCCAATCAATGATGGTGTTCGTGTAGTCCCGCTGGTTGCCGTAGGGCGGCGAGGTGAAGCACAGTGCGGCCAGATCGCCCGCCATTAGCGTTCGGACGACGGCCGGATCGGTGGCATCGCCACAGATCAGGCGGTGTGCGCCGATCTGCCAGACATCGCCGGGACGCGAGACCGGGTTGGCCGGCACCTCCGGCACATCGTCGGCGGCATCGTCCTCCGACTCATCAGCGCTCTCGTCCTGCAGCGCCTGCTCGGCACCAACCAGCAGTTCCTCGATCTCCTCGTTGGAGAAGCCGGTCATGGTCAGGTCGTAACCCGCCTCCGACAACTCGGCCAGTTCCAGCGAGAGCAGTTCCTCGTCCCACCCGGCGTCCAGTGCCAAGCGGTTGTCAGCGATCACGTAGGCCCGTTTCTGCGCCGGCGAGAGGTGGCCGAGTTCAATCACCGGCACTTCCAGCAGATCCAGCTTGCGCGCTGCCGCCAGACGGCCGTGGCCGGCAATGATGCCGCTGGTGCCATCGACAAGGATAGGCTGTGTCCAGCCGAACTCGACGATGCTGGACGCCAACTTGGCAATCTGCGCCTCGGAATGCGTGCGCGGATTGCGGGCGAAAGGGATCAGCGTCTCGATCTTGCGATACTCGACGCGCAGTTGTTCGGTCATTGGAATGCAAAAAACCGCCTCGAGGGGCGGGTCATCAAAGGGTGGTAACTCGGTTCAGGTGGTAACCGGGGTGGTAACTGGTAACCCTGGTAACCTCGTTTCGGGATTGGACGCTAGCGAAATGCCGCGCTCGCGCCCCCCGCATGGGACTTTGGACAGGAAGGACCCGTCGAATTTCTGACCGAGAGCGATGTAGGCGTCACACCCACACCGCTCGCCAGATCATAGCTGCCATCCTATCAAAATCCGGCCTTTGTGTTGCATGCCAGTTTCATCCAGAAATGCCCGGAAGCCTGAAAACAAGGACATTCACGGCACGCATTGCCCTACTTGACCCTCCAGTTTGGACGCATGACAGGAGGTTCTGCTCTGACGGTCGTTCAGATGATCGGCCACGAGCTGCAATGCCTTCTGCCAGCGCCGCCAGGCAGTCGTGCGGTCGCGTCCGAGGCGGCGGCAGATGAACTTCCACTCGTAGTGCTTGGCGCGCATCCAAACCAAATGCCGCTGCTCCACCTCCAGCCACTGCATCCAGCGCATCGTCTCCAGCATCCGTTCGATGGCCTCGGGAGTTGGGGGCAGCGGCCGGTACTCGTAGTCCTTGTCGTCGAAGCCTTCCCACCCATCGCGCACGAAGGCTGGCCACACGTTGAAGTAGCCTTGCACCCTGACCCGGGGCAGTCGCCGTCCCGTCTCTGCCGCCTCGGCAAACCGAGCCGCCACGTCGTCCGTCGTCCATTCAGCCATGGTGCTTCCCTCCGTACAGGCGTTCTCCAAGTCGTCGCACGAACTCGCGCTCGACGAAATCCAACCGCTTGTCCTCTTCGGACACCACGAGGATGTGCTGGTCGCGCCAACCCTGGCGTTTGATGCTCTCCGGATCCTCTCGGGAAGAGCTGCGATCGAGCGGGCAGCGGTAGTGCTGTGCCGGAACCTTCATCTCACACCTCCTGTGTCTCGATGGCCCAGTGCAGCAGCGCCAGGGCATCCGCTTCGTTGTCGTCAGCCGGTCGGTGTCCACGCGCACTGATGGATGCCACCATCTGGTCCTTGCTCGCGTTGCCCTTGCCGGTCGCGTGTTTCTTGATCGTGCCGACTGGCACACCCTGGTACGGGATCTGGTGGTGCTCGCACCACGCGGTGAGCGTGGCCAGGAACCCCCCATAGGCGTGAGCCGCGTCGGTCGAGACATGGCGGCGAACCTCCTCGAAGTGCAGGCAGTCGATGCCGTCGCAGGATTGCTTGATCTCGGTGAGCCAGCGCTTGAAGCGTAGAAAGCGCATCCCGCCGCCTTCGAAGCGGTGCGGCCGGAAGCTCTCGGAGCCGCTCGTGATGTGGCCGTCGCTGCCGCGCAGCGCCCAGCCGGTGGTGGTGCCCAGATCGAGGGCGAGGATGGTCGTGGTCATGGTGTTAATCCTTGTCCGGTGCGGGTCTGACGCAGCTGACACAGAATGTCGAAACTTTCCGTGAGGCGCGCACGCGCACGCGCGTATAGGGAGTTACGACAAACTGCGTCAGCTGCGTCAGACGGGGTGGTTTTCATGGGGATCAGTTGTCCGCGTAGGGGGTGTAGGCAGGCGTCGGCGGGTGCTTGAGGCCAATGCCCTGAAACCCACGCACACCCATGCCGTTGCGCCACTTCTCCAGCCCGCGCGTGATGAGCAAATCGGAGAAGCGGCGTTGCGCACCGACGAATTCACCCGCTGCCTCAGCCCACTGTTTCCAGTCGTTGAAAAGCTCGGCGGTCAGCGACTTGGCGTTGGGCTCGCGCACGCAGCGCTCATCGAGCCATCGACCCAGCGCGTCCTCGGCTTCGAAATACTCTTCGGTGGCTTCCACGACCCGCTGGGGCGGATCGAGTCGTCCGTGGCGCTGCCAGTCGAGACACCCTTGAACTGCCCACGCCAGGATGCCGTCACGCTCGGCCAGCAATTTCTGCTGCAGGTGCTTGTCGCGGCGATCGGGCGGCACGGTGATCGTGAAGGGGATCAAGTGCAGTCGCCGCTTCATCGCTTCGTCGATGTTGCGAATCGCCGGCTTGTGGTTGCCCGCCACGAACAACTTGAACTGCGGGAAGAACTCGAAGAAGTCCTGGCGCATGAAGCGCGCGGAGATCTTGTCGCCCCCGGTCAGGTTCTTGAGCTTGGATTCCGCCCAACGTCGCCCCTGCTCGGTCTCGATGGCCGCCACGAAGCGCGCGCCGCGCAGGCCTGCCATGTCGGTCGGGTGCCGGTCGGTGCGCGTCTCCATGAAGGTGTCCATGGGCGCATTGGTCGCGTAGTCGCCGAGGATGGTGGCCAACGTGTTCACGAACACCGACTTGCCGTTCGCGCCGGTGCCGTACAGGAAGAACAGTGCGTGCTCCTGCGTCGAACCCGTGAGCGCATAGCCCACCATCCGTTGCAGATAGGCCTGCAATTCCACGTCACCCCCCGTGACCTCATCGAGGAACCGTCGCCAGGTCGGGCAGTCACCTCCTGGCGTGGCCGTGGTGATCTTGGTCATCCGGTCGGCACGGTCATGTGGGCGCTGGCGGCCGGTTTTCAGATCAACCACGCCGCCCGGGGTGTTGAGCAGCCACGGATCGGCATCCCACTCCTCCGTGGTGGCGGCATGCCTGCGATCCGCCCTGGCCAGCCGTTCCACACCGCCGACTGTGCTCGAGCTGGCGAGCTTGGCCGCCACCTTGGGATTCTCGGCGCGGACGGCGGCATGCCGACACACGCTGCGGATCAGATCGGTAGCAGCGAGGGTATCCTCGGTGCGCCAGCGATTGCCATCCCACACCAGCCAGCGTCCCCAGCCGGCGACATAGCGCCAGTCGCGGTGATAGCGCCGGGTGAAGGCCAGCGCCAGCGCGTCCTCCGTCCCCCACACCGATTCGTCACTGCTGACGACG